TTAAAGTACTAAATTTACCAGCTAATGTTGTACTTTGAGCAATAGCACCTCCAGCGTATTTTCCACCTGTATTAGTAAGGTTTAACAAAGCTTGATTGACTAACTGAGAAGATATTTGCCCTTTCCTCATTGCTGATTCAAACTCTGTTCCTTGTAAACCTGTTATTTTTTTTAATTCACTTGTAATGTCAACTCCTCTTTCTAAAAGTTGTAAATTTTCTTCTTGCTGTAGTTTTCCTTTTGCTCTTATTTGACCAAAGGCTGTAACGATACCATTCAACTCTGCTCCTGTGGCTCCAGCAATATCTCCCAATCTTTTCGTTGTGTCTACTAATTCATTCGTTTCAAATCCAAATGCTTTCAACCTTTTTGCTGTTTCTATTAAATCAGAACTTTTGAAAGGTGTAACAGCACCAAAAGCTTGCAGCTCTTTAATAATTTGATTTGTCTTAACTAATGAACCTGTTAAGACCTCTAAACTTTTTCTTTGTGTCTCAATTTCGGCTCCTTTCCCAATAATAAAACGGGCTGATTGCAATAAAGCCAACCCTGTTAATAATTTTCGGACTGAAGCCCCTAACCTGTTTACACCTCGGCTTGCGGTCTGTGATTGACGACCAAATTTCTGAATCCTATTACCAGCAGCATTAGAACGATTTTTTACATCTCGAAATCTTTTTGACAATTCATTTGTTCTATCTTGCAATCTTTTCGCAGATCTTTCCGCTTGCCCTGTAAGTAATTCAAGTTTTACTGAAGCAAGAGCCACGGGTTCCTTTCGTTATGCCTAGATCTTAGCTGTATTTGCTCCTTCTTATACTTTTTTCCTGTTCCTCGTTTAAAAGATCAAAATAAGCCGACCATAACAATAATTCTTCTAAAGTAATTTTTTTATTTAATTCTTGCAAGGTATAACCCAACTCTTTTGCCACACCTAATTGAAGCTGTAAAAAATTATCTTTTTTAAGAGCTTCCTTTAATCTTTTGGGTCAAGTCCTTCTACCTCCTCTGGATCAGGCAACAATACAAGCATTAATTTATCCATAATTTCGGCTGTAACCTCATTTTTCAACTCATCAATTTGACCATCTCCAAACATTCTTCGCCCATCTTCAAACATTGCTTTACTAACAAACAAACGCAAAGCCAAGGCATTAGCATCATCTTTAGCAATTTTCATTGCTGATTCTCTTTCGGCAATAGTTAAAGGAGTTATCCAAAATTCAAAATCTTCCTTGCCTGTAATCCTAATAACTTTTCTTTCTGGAGTTAAATTAGATGCTTTTTTTAATTGTTCTAATGGACTAAGCTTTGCCTTTGGTGAAGCCATTTCAAACAAGCGGGGTTGTATATACAAATCTAGACAATAAAAAACCCCTTAGCAATAGACCAAGGGGTGAAATAACACTATCAAGAAGAGGTAGAGAAGTCGAAGTTAGGTGTATTTGTTGGCCTAAATGAAACCTCAACAATTTGAGAGTCATCAGGATTGATGTTAAAAGTTGCTCCTAAAAGAACAGCATCCATTGAAATGCTACGACTTAACGCTTCTGTTGCTTGCTTGTCTTGGTAAAGCTTGAACGCAGCTCCAACCTGTTGGCGTTGAAGAACATCCTCAACCATTCGGTTTGATAAAGCTGTGTCTTCATCTGTTACATAAACTGAAGCACTACCAGTACCATCAGCAAAACCAGATATATAAGTTTTAAAGGGTGCATACTGCCCAATTGTGCCGCCAATTGTTGTGACATCAATTTCACTTCTTGTTACTTCAAAGCTCCAAGATTGAACTTGCCCAACAGCAGCATAATCATCGTAATAAACTTCAAATTCATTAGGAGAAGCTGCTGTGCCAACGTCAGTTAAGTTGACAGCAGAACCACCAAGAGAAGCTGAAACTTGCAAGGCTCCAGTGCTTGCTGTGTAAGCAATAACGTAATAAGTTGTACCAGCACTCAAACCAGCAGGTAGGGTTCCTGTCCCTGATCCTCCTGTTTGAGAGTTGATTACTTTAAATTGGACGGGATCACCTACTTTTAAATTCAAGTAGGACTGAACAACAATAGTTTCAGTCGCGATAGTGACGTTTGAAGTCCCGAATGTTCCTACTGTTCCAGCAGGTTTGTAGTACAAGGCTCCAGACGTACCTGATAGAACAGTAACAGCCATTGGATTTAATCTAAGTATGCATCAAATGTAGCTGAGAATTGCGTTTGAAAGAACGCTTCTTGCTCTGCTGGTCTTATTGTAGCTAATCCAGAACAAGGATCAAAAATAAGACTACTAAACTTTGCCCTGTCAAATTTATCTTTTACTCTTTCGCCAATGGTGTAATTAGCTCCAGCTCCTACTCCAGCAGGTGTAAAAATATCAATCGTTAAAGTTCCTGTTTGTCTGTTAAATGATTTGCCAGTAGCAGGTGCTTCTAAAGTTGCATAATTATTTTGACCAAACAAAAGGTGAACAGCAATCCAAGGTGTGTTGTTTGGCGGTGTAAATGGAGCGTTCTGGTAGCTAACAGGATAAGCAGGACTTAGTGCCATCTCTGTTGCAATGCGGCCTTCTATGGCTGCTCTGACATCGTTGAAAGTGCTGCTCATTTAACCTCTGAATTTAAAAGACTTAGCAAAATCAGCAACTTCTTTTGCTGTTTGATAAAACCAACCTTTTTGTACTTGGTTTCCTTTACTTCTAAATTGACCACCCCATGACTTAGGAAGATTCGTTCCTAAAACATTCGGTTCAGCATAAGGAAGATTGTTAAAAATCGAATAAGTATTACCCATTTTTTCTTTTGTATAATTCACTTTTTTAGGAAAAGTAACAGACGTTCCATAAGTCCCTTCTGGAACCTGTGGTCCACTATCTGCATTTTCAGCAATCTGCCAATTCATTCTTAATCTTCCAGTATCAACAGGCGTTCCTTCTTTTAATTTCTTATCCGCAGTCAAAACAACAGCACGAAGCATTGCATCATAAGCTTCTTCTGCAAAGTCTCCTATCTGGTCAATGCGAATCTTTTTAGCCATTACGACCTCAAAATTAATTCATAACTAATAGCAGTATTACCTTGTTCTGTTGTCTCGATCCTAATAATTTGATGAACTGTAGAACTAATTACAACTCGATCTGCAACCGTTGGAGTGTAATCCAAATCAGATGCAGCAATTGTTAACCGTTTATCAGTTGCTTTTATTAATTCTCCTACTTCTCTTTTAGAAACACCTTCAACAAAACCTTTAACAGTTGTATCTGCGGTTGTCTCTCCCATTGCACCTGTAGCGGTGTTATAAGCACTTCCTGTAACTTTACGAATCGTAACATTACCACCTACAGCCTTAAGGACTTTGCTTGCTGCTTTTCTAAAGCCTTTAGGTTTTACTGGCATTAGATTCTATAAGCAATAACTGATCCTGCACTTGTTTGAGTAATGCTGGTAAAAACTCCTTCAATGTCTGTGCTTGCTTTTAAATCAATTCCAGAAACAGTTGAAGAACCATTTTTAGTGACATTTGGAGAAACTAAAGTAACAGTCGAATCTGTTAAGCAGGTAATCTTTCCAAACCTCCCAGTATGGGCGTTTGTGTCTGTGATGATGATTGCTGCTGGATAAGAAGACATTCCCATTAGCTCCGTTTTACTGCAATGTTACCTGGTCCACTAATTCTAATGCCTGTGAAGTATCTTTCAAACATTGGTGGAACACGATCAGCACCAACAGCACCGTAAGAATTTGGAGTTGCATCCAAAGAGCCAACCTTGATGTTTTTATAATCCTCTAATCCACTAAGACCAAGACCGTCTTTATTGTTATTCAAGTAAGCAGCCAAGACAGCCTGTGCTTTCTTTATTTGATCAGGTATTTCCGTATCAGTAAAATAATCTGTTGTTATGCGAAAAGGAAACCCAACAGAATAAGTATTGATATAAGTATCAGGCTTTCTTACTCCTGTTCGAGGCCATTGCAACGCTTGAGTATCTGTTGCCCTAGCACCCAAAAATCTTTCACGATCAATTCTTTGTGCTGCTGTATATAAAGCACGATTTCTATAGTCGTCACTTGTTGATCCAGCTTCCCAAGCAATTACATCATCATCAGCAACTAAACCTTCTATCAGTTCATTTGCTTCTGTAAGTGAGATGTAACTATTTGCGTTAGCTGCTCCTGCTGTCGCTACTATCGTTATTGCCATTAGAAGAAACTTTAGGTTTACGCTTTTTTTTGGGCTTTGGCTTAACAGGAGTAGAGGCCACCTGTGCGGCAGCCTCCCTTTCCTTCGCTCGCCTAAATGCGAACATTCCCATTAGCTAGAGGCACCCTTTAAGAGTACAAAGTTAATGACAATCGCTTGACTTAAAGAACCGCCAGAAACATTTCCAACAGTAACTTTAAAAGAACCAGCCGCTACAGCAGAAACATTAACTGTGTATGCACCAGCAGTTCCAGCAGACCCATGACAGGCATAAGGAACATCAGTTGCAGCTACACGGTCATTAGTAACTGTGAAAGTGGCTTCTGCTCCGTCACCAAGAGCAGCGTTGTTCATTGTGATCTGGCCTGACTCAGTATTGAGTGTGACTCCAGTTGTTTTGTTAGTCGCTTGAGTAACAGTTCCACCTGTGGTAGGGCCGATGCCCTTACCAGCAGTTACCTCAAATTGAGAAGTCATAATTTACCTCTAATCCTGAGCAGAAACATTGGTCGCTCTCACGATACCAATATTCTTTTGCTCGTAGACTTTCGACCAGTTGCCTACGGTTTCAAGCTGAGCACGAGTTGGGTTTGTTGTTGTAACAGCCCACTTAGTACCAACAGGATGATATGTGTAATGGAGATCAACAGCCATTGCATCAGATTTTGCAAGGATGTCTCTATCTGTCTCAGTAGTCAAACCTGCTTGCTCACCAGATGCGATTGCTCCAGCAGTAAAGAAGTAAGTTGAATACTCAGTAGAAGCACCAGAACCAGTTGTTGCTACATCATCAGAAACGATAACTCTTAAACCACAATAAGTAGGAACAGCACCATTGCTACCATAAGCAGCAACAATTGAACCACCAGATGCGGTTGCACCAGCATTAGTGTCACCAGCTACAACATAGTCCACAAGCTTACGCTCAACTAAGTCGTAGTAAACCTTTGAGTGCATACAAACAGCAGTTAGCTGGTCGCCAGCATCTCCAAGAATTGATTTAGCTTTTGCTACATGCTTAGGACTTAATCCTGTAGGAGTATCGCCACTCTCTGAGTCAATACAATTAGCAAACAAAGCAGAGTTACTGTCATTTGCATTGATTGAACCAAATACACCAGAAAGAGTTGAAAGTAAATCTTTCTGTCTTTGGTTGGCAATGTAAGCACCAACTTTTGCACCAATAGCAGCCATAGGATCAGAGCCAGCAGCTAAAGCAGCTAAGTCTCTTGCTTCCCAAGCACGACCTCTGTGAAGAATTACAGAAATCTGCTTATCAGCTTGAATCTTGCCAGGTGTTAAAGAAGTGCTATCACTTAATACTTCAAAATCTCCTGAAAGATTTGCTTTCCAAAATGGAACATTGACGAAATCACCACCTTCAGTCGCATTAAGCTCAGCCATTGGTTGAACCACACCGCTAGCCAAAAAGGCATCA